ACTCAAAACTTTTCCCTGGCGGCATCCCAGAGCTTTTAATGCCCGAATTCTGCTAGACCGTCTCAATCTTTATAGGTCTTGTTCAGCAAGGATCTCAATCTTTATACCTGTACCGAACTAATTAAAAGTATCAACCGGATAGAACGTGTCAATAGCTTTTAACAAATTTATTTCATCCCTCGTTCTAAGGCTTCTAAGAAGCCCAAGTCGGCTGGAATTTCTACTCCTCCGCCTTTGGCCCCCCCGGAAGAAGGAATTGTTGCGCGTAGTTCTTTCGTCAGTTTCTCAAGCTCAGATATTCTTGCCTGAGATTTTGATACATAATCTTGGAACACATTCATAACGACGGGCATCGCTGCGGCATTAAAAGTCAACTTAGCTTTTGCTCGAGGGTCTAACTCTGTATTCTCAATTTCTAAGGCTTGCTTTTGAATACTATTAATGGTGTTGTTCCAAGATTCATTTCCCTCAATAGGCCGAAGCAAGGCATTTTCTTTCTGCAAGTTTTGCCATTCAGACTCATAAGCCGTTTTGACTTCGGCTTCCATTCTTTCCTGAAAAGCTTTAGCCTGTTTCTGTTCATCAGCCTCAATCATTTGGAGAACTGTATTAACGTCTTTAGTCAGAATCTCCCGTCTTTCAAATATTCTCTGGAGTTCCTCGGCTTTAGTTCGAATAGCTAAAGAATCTACAGGATCAAATGAACTTGTGGCTTCTTTCAGTGAAGCGCGACGTTTTGCTGCATCTGGTTCCAGCATTGCGGCGTAAATATTTCTTGGGTCAACATTCTCATATAACTTACTAATATCTGCTACTTCTTTTTGAATACTATTAAGTGGTTCTGTCACAGCAGTTTTATATTCTTTTGTGGACTCAAGACGCGAAAACTTCAGTTCATTTTCGTATTCGTCCCGCTCTTGCTTGAGCGTATTCAATTGGTTTTGAAGGTCGATTTGTTCCACTGAATTTGTTGGTGCGTCAGAAACCTTGCTTTCCAACTCTTTAAGTTTTGTTCTGGCCTCTCGCAAATCTTTTGTTAAACGAGCCCAAGCAGTTTGGGCCTCGGGTTTAAGATTATCGGGGGCTTTAACATCTAAATCTTCGGAAACAGAGTCCGTCTTAGTTACTTCTTCCTTGCCAGTTAACCGTTTAGTCAAAATATCCAAAGGATTGGTGGTGGTTGAAGCATCAGTTTTGGAAGGCTCAACAGTTTTTGCTGTTTCTGCTGGGGCTGTTACGGCAGTTGCTACAGGGGTTTCGGCCGTTGGATTTTGATTAATAGCTTCAAATCCAGCGTCCATTGCGTCTGCAAAACTAATATTTTCAGATGCTGTTGCTATGGACGTGGGTTCCGCGGTTGCTGTTTCACTCATATTTTATTTTCCTTATGGCTAATTTGTTTCGTTTGTTCTGGTTTCCCAAGGTTCTGGCAAGTTTGAGGGCTCGCCTACTTCTTCTGACAAAGCGGATAGTATACGCACTGCCTCAAAATAGCCTTCTCTTCGGGCATTAAGAGTTGCATTCCAATCCATAAAATCAACATTTGGGGGAGGAAGAGTTGCGGACGGAAGTCCTAAATTCAATAAAACCTGAGACAACGCTTCGCCGGCTTCGGATTTGCGAAAAGCTTTCCAAGCGTTCTTATAATCGTTTCGTCTGTTCCAATCGTTTAACGTCATGCTTTTGGTGCGTTGGTGGTATTCATCGCAGCACGAAGATTAGCTGCGGCCTGCGCATCTTGTAAAGCTAATTTTTGCTTTAATTCTGCTTCCTTAAAACGAGCATCAAGCTGTGCTCTCTCCTGTTTAAGCTGCATGTCTAGTTGATGTTCCTGCATTTTCATCTGCATCTGAGGTGAAATACTTTGTACTTGGCCCTGATCTAAGGCGGCCTGTTGTTGTTGTTCGTTGGCGACTCGGATATCTTGTTCAACATCCCTCTGTAAATTCACAACGGCTTCGCGTAAAAGATTCATAGCAAGTTTAGCTTGGCCTATTTCTTGTTGCTTTGTTTTGTCGTCAACAATTCTGACTAAATGTTCATTTGAATGTTCGTATACCATAGTCAAGAACATCATGGTTGCCTGCTTATCCTGAATCTGGTTATTCTGTACAGCCTGAACAATAGGTTGAGTTTCTCTCAAATGAACGGCCAAATGAATTGCGTGGTTTTCGTTCGGCATTACCGTTACTTGTCTACCGGCTTGCATTGAACCATTTTCAAGTTCTGCAATTTTAGCATCAGCTGGAATGCGATTTTTGACATTAGGATTTGGTAGATATCGATCAACCTGATCGTAACCAACACGAGCAGCCACTCGATCGCGAATTGCATTAATCTGACCAAGCTCGTCAAATCTGGGCAACATTTGCATAAACTCATTGAACGCTGAAAGTCTAGCAGCGGGAGATCCAAGCCCAACTGCTTTCACAGCGTCAACATCATAAACAGCTTTAACTGCTTCCCATGGAACGCCACGTTCTTCAATCCTACTACGGAATTTTTTAGCCTCATCAGATCCTTCTTCTCCCGGAACCCACGTATCACGTTGAAGCCTTCTGAACTGCTCGCGAAGTAAACGTCCCCACGGAACATAAAACAGATTCATGGAATTCGTAGTAAGGATTGCTTCGTTGGCAACCTGAGCCTCTACCTCGGTAGCTGTCCGGGGATTGCCAGTTGGGGCGTTCATTTGAGTGCGATAAGATCCGGTATTGCTCTGACGAACCATCGCCATTTCGTTTACGATGGGCTGGACATTTGCGGCTAAATTTGGATATTGCGTCTGGACAACATTCAATCCCGGAGGCAAGAAAGATAAAGGTCCGGAATAAGCCATTGTCATCTTAGATACATCCTCGGAGCTCTGTGGTTGAAGAAGAACTGAGGTTTGTAGCATGGCTCCGTCAGCCATAGCGCAACGCAAACGATTAGTCATCTGAATATGCGGGAAAATCTTATAGCCTAAACCTCGAATCGAGTGATACAGTCCGTTACCAACTCCATAGGTGAATATATGAAAAGCTTCTGAAGCAGATTTAAACCTGTGGAGTTTTTTAAATAAAAAATCACCAGAACCATCGCGCAATCCAATGGCGTGGGAGTAAGTCCCATCAAATTCCCTGACATAATAATGAATGACATGAACTTCTTTTGCTCGAACATGTGCAAAATAAAGATCATTAGATTTCAATTGTCTTTGAAGTTCTTCCCAGTTAAGTCCGTTATTAGGAAAGGTTGTGGTGGCGCCACGTATCGCGTTCCTGACTGCGTCCACATTCCAACCGGCTTGTTCGGCAATCTTTGGGTTTTCAATATATTGGTAAAGTTCGTGAACTAAATAGATCCTCCGAATACAAGCGATCTCTACTTTATCCTCAGTAGCCGGTGTTCCGCGAGGGATAAAAAAATCACCAATGGGGCAAACTGTCCACTGCCAATTACGTTCATCTTCAAAGTAGGCGATACCTAAACCTTGAGACACAAAGTAATACGAAAGTAACTGCTGCTTAAAATAAAAACTTGGCCAATCTTTAGTCATTAAACGAGTGAATTCTTCGGCAATTATAGAAGCATATTCTTCTCGTTGACTCTCGTCTCCAAATCGAGTTTTGACATTTACTAGTCTATCAACTGAAGTTACAAGATCGTTATAGGAAGTGAGGGCTTTTTCAAGATCTGCTCCAGCTTCACCAAAATTTAAGTTGGCTCTATAGCTTTGACCAAGTCTACGTAGGACAACGGGATCATATGGGGCGGCTCCGTCAAACATATCCATAATGCGAGCGCGATCGCGCGCCGCTTGTTCGTCTGCCAAGTATAACTGTTGATATATAGAGAAAAGTCCGCTCTGATCGCTAATTCTAGTTTTTGGTGCTTTACCGCTTTCGGTCAGCGTTAAGAGATCATCACCTGGAACAGTATTCGGGTTATATTTGGGTTCCACAAGTCCAATTAGTATGGGGGAAGGCAATATTCCTGTCAATCATCCTTTTCAAGAGGTAAGAAACGAGGAGTCGGATATGGCCTCGTCTAGTTTTCTGGTTTGCGTTTGCCAAGACGATCTAAGTTTGCCTCCAACAAGAGAGCCCGCTGTTATGCCAAGTTTTTGTCGGGCTAGGTCAAGGCCAAGAAAGAATGCGTCGGCTAAGTCGGGAGACTTTCCGAGCCTTAGTTTATAGTCCCTCTTGGGCTCAACTGTTACTTTTCCGCCCGCGGTAGTATTGTACTTGCGGCCAGTCATCTCTTTTGCAAGATCGGGCACGATACCTCTTAACTGTCCTGATCTCATGTATTCTACCCCGGAAAACCAAAGCTCAGTAACGCGATTAGTATATTTATCTAAGCCACGAATAGGATTAGTAACGCTAACTGGAAGTGTTGAGGCTTTCTCACCAAACTTAATTCGCAAGATTCGATTAGACCATATTTCAGATAAAATATCACAAAAAGGATCTCCCGCCCCGGTTGCGTCAATCGCTAATCTTTCTGGAGGAACTCCAGATTCCTGACATATTCGCATCACTTCCTTAGCAATTTGGAAATTGCGGGGTTCTGGTTTAGTTACATCTTCTCGTAAGTTATGAAACTTATGTAAAGCAACTGCCGGTCCGGACTCCTCACTTTGCCCGTACTTTAATATGGCTAAAACAGATCTATCTCCTCCATTAGTAAAAGCGGGATCGAATCCGGCTAAATAAAGAGGAGGCTGAGACCATCTTGGTTCTCTAGTGACATCATACTTTCTGAAATCGGCTTCCGAATAGATACCTTCTTCTGCCCCAACTGGGGCTGGAAAACTACGGATGAACCTCCAAAAAGAAAGGGAATTCTCACCTTCGTTATCGATTGCATATTTAACCTGTTTGGAAGTCAGTAAAAAAGGCCACTTGTCATCATGCTCGATATTTGGAGTCTTGAGTCCGTCCAAATGGATACATTTTCCGCTTTTCGTCTCCCACTCATCAGCATCTACGGTAATAGAATTCCATCCATCTTTTGGTGTAGAGAAAACTCCGAATGGGTCGTATTGCGAATTAAAATTGCCCAAAGCGACGCATTGAAATTGCGGGTTGGCATTTAAATTGTTGATGGCTTCAAATACTGAATTGGTAACGTCTGTTGCTTCGTCAATAATTAGGAAGACCCTCTTATTTTTCAACCCAATAAGTTTTGCTGTGGCCTCCTTTTCTTTGTCAGGACTCGAGGGGACCAGAGTAATAGAAGAACGATCCGATGCTTCTCCTGATTCGGATATATCTAAAACAATTTTTCCCATAGAGTCGACTAATTTTCCGGGCAATCCTGGAACTTGCATATACCTTTCTCTTATCGAACCCCACAAACGTTTTCGAGCTTCTCGAACGCTAGTAGTGGTGACGAGTACCAAAGTTTCATGTGGAGCGCACAGCCAGTTGACCAAACCCCACATCGCCATTGTGGAAGTTTTTGCGGAAGATTTGGGCCCTGAAATAGCTAAATAGTTTTCTTCGCAGGCTCGCTCAATCATCCAATCTGCCCAAGGATGCCAATGAAAACCATTTTTGTTTTTTGTTTTATGATAGGGCCACAAAAGATTAACCACATTCTTAAAGTGTTGCGCTTTCCCCAAGCCGCCATCCTCGGGCCTCAAACCCATCTTGAAGGCCAGCAATTCGATGTCGAGGTCTCCGGCTCCGTCTGGCCAGGACTTTCCATATTTTTCTATAGGCAAGGGACTACTCTGCATAATCACTTGACAGTTGTCAATTTGAGTTCACCCTACC